AAATGCTCGGTACATGAAAAAGCGATTTTAGAAAACTATATTTTGAGAATTGATTTAAAAGATGAGTTTAAAGATCTGCCAGCAAATACGATTGCTGAAAATTTGATTAGATTAAGAAAGTTAAATAATTTAACTCAAAAAGAATTGTCATTAATTATAGGTATTAGTAAATCGAGTATATCAAAATATGAGCGTGGCGAGTTATTCCCCACAAAAGATCAATCAATAAAACTATCTAGCTATTTTAATATTAATAGTAAATATTTTTACGATCCGTATTTAGAATCTATGGATAACTTTCATCAATATTTATCCACCGTACTTAATAAAAATATCCACATTAATAAGTATAAGCTGTGTAAATCTTTGGATATATCTAAAAGAACTTTATATAGATATTGTTATCAAAATTATATACCTACTCGAAGTGTATTTGAAAAGATGAAAAGTTATTTGAATACTTAAAATTAAGATTTATTCTCTTAAAATCGTGTTAATCAATTATTTTATTGGAATATATTTTTATAATTTTATGTATATTTTATCTTAATAGTGTTAAGAATTAAGATACGATTTCCTATTTTTAATAAATAAAGAGATAGCGCTTGGACCATTATTCTCCTAATATTTTTTTGCTATCTCTTTTTTTTGCGAAAAAATAAGGGTAATAAAGATTTCTCTTTACTACCCTACAAGACTTAATGCTTAAAAAAGAATCTTGTAATTATCTTGGGAGTCTAACGCTATCTACTATCGCTGTTAGCTTTGTGTGTAACATTATAATATCATAATTACATAAATTATACAAGACTATTTTTATCTGATTTATAAGATTTTATTATATTAAAGCAAAAAGGTAGACTAAGTATTCTACCTAGTCTACCTTTACTAAACAGAGTATATGCAATTTAGTAATAATCATTATACCATATTACTTTATATCATAAAACCAGCTTCCCAAAGTTTCTTTTAGCTCTAGGCATTTGCTCATAGATAGATTTTGAGTTTCAATCCATACCCCTTTTTCGTTTCCTCTGAAATAACACCTAACACCTTTAAAATATTGAAGCACATAATCAGCATCAACACCATAAAAACTATTATCTCCTTGATAGCCATTAGGTAAATAGTTTGTAACAACATATCCAGTAGTTTTATTTAATATGCCATCATTAAACTCATTCATATCACATTCTGTATTTATCCCGCTTACAGATCCTGTTTCACTATATTGGTGTCCTACTCTATTAGTGAAGAAATTAGAATTTAATCTCCATGGATCATTATTATAGTTTGCTTCCCATAATGGATAATCTGCAATTCTATTATCTAAGTTATCCATAAAACTAGTATAAGTATAAATACCTATTTGCATATTAGATAGCTCTTTAAATTTAGCAATAAATCTTAAAATATAATCCATTAGTCCATCAAAATTAGTTTCCACATCTAGCATCGGAATGAGATCACTGGTTTTATCTTTTATAGCATTATAAAAATTATTAGCCTGAGTTTCTGGCTCACTAGTTCCAACTAAGAAATGATAGAATCCTGTTTTTAATCCTGCGTAATGTGCATTTGGATAATTAGTATCTAAATAACTATCTTTAAATGTTGTCCCCTCTGTAGCTTTAATGTAAACAACTTCTACTCCTGCTGCTTTTACCTGGTTAAAATTTATATTTCCGTTATGATTGCTTATATCTATGCCTTTAAACATTTAGTATCATCCTTTCTCATTTTAAATATAAAAATAAGAGTAACCCTAAAGGCCACTCTAAAAACTCTGCTTATACTGTTTGCTGCACATCTGCGTTTACTGTTGCTGCTGCAAGCGATTGAAATTTACTTAATTGATCTTTTAGACTTGCGTTTTCTGCTTGTAATTTAGCATTTGATTCTTGTAATTCCTTCATAATTGCGGAATTATCTAATACTGCTTCCTTACCTACATTAACGCTTCCTGCAACTGCTTGCCTAAAATATATAACATCTTCCTTAGTTAGTTCTGGAAATTTAGCAAGCAATAATTTATCGAATTCTTCAGTTTTACTTCTAAATGTATCTTCAATTTTTTCTGTAATCCTAAAGTTCTCATCTACAATGCTCCATACCTCTCTAGCTGCTGTCATGTATGTTTTATTTTTTAATATACTTATTACTAGTCCTAAAATTTGTTTTATCATTTCACATACCTCCAATTATTTATTAAATATTCCTGTTTGAATCGCATAAAAAAAGAAGCTTATTAAAGCTCCTCCCATTGCAGTTATAAACCACTTCATCATACTAGTTAAGTTTTTGAGATTTTCACATAAGTTCTTAAGTTCTGTCTTCAGCTCTCTTCCATCCTGTTCAAGCTTATCAATCCTATCCCCATGATTATTAAGCCTTTTTTCATGTGTTTCAATTTTGTCCTTTACTAATTCTTCATTCATATTACACCTACCTTATTTAAAATCTTTATAAAAGTGAGCAATAAAAAAACACCCTATTGGTGCAATTAATCACTTATACTTTTATTTCTTTATAATTACTATTATACTACTTATAATTATTAAATTTTTATACACTTTATATACTTTTTATTAAATTTACTGATACATTCTATTTTCCTATGATGCAGTGCTTTCTGTTGTTGTATCTCCCATAACTCCCATATCTACAAGAACTAATTTTACTTGTTCTTGTAAATTCAAAAGATTAGGAACATCTTTATATTCATAAGTACCACCTACTATTAATGTTACCCATACTTTTACACATCCACTATTTTTGTTAAATTGCATTCTAAACACTCTCCTTAAAATTAAATTTATTATACTAAGCATTGGTATTTCCCATTGCTACTATACTTGTTAATTCTGCATTCGCTTGTGTTAAACTTGCTACCTGTTCTTGTAATTTCTCTATATTTGTTTTAGGTATATCTTCATATACTGGAACATTCGGAGTTACACTTGTATCAATATTTTTTAAAATTTTACCGTCTGGAATTGCTATTTCTAAATATTTCAATTCTCCTTGCGGCTCTTGATAACTTCCTGTAATAGGTGAGCTAAAAATAGTACCTGTACTATCATAAATTATTAATGTTTTCATCTATATCATTCCTCTCTATTTTATTCAAACGCTATCCAATTAACCGCTAAACCAATATAATTAGCGAATGTAGCCACAAAGCCATTAGAAATTATACCCGCATTTTCTGATACATAAATTGCTCCACTTGAATGAGAAAAAGTTATCTTATAATCAGTTGTTCTTATTCCTGTACTTGCTTTAGCAAATAAACATACCGCATTATATGTTGTAATTACTGCAATAACCAAACTAGGAGTAAATGATAAACCTGTTACTGTAAATTGAGAACTGCTATTTGTTGTAGCTGAACCACTTGCGAACCGTTTTCCACCTAAACTTTCTATTGTTGCATCTCCATTAATTCCAAATATATTTTTTCCACTCAGTATATTAGCAGCTAAGAAATCTGCACTAGTAATTGTTACATTATCATTTACACCATCTCTATATCCTTCACTTGCTTTGAGCCTCAAAGTGGTTCCACTAACATCGCTTGATACACATGCTGTATCACCTGATCTATCCACCATTGTACCCGTTACTTTTGCTCCGTTTTTATAAGCTGTTTCTCCTGATAACATATGATTAGCAACTACTGTTGCATCTGCTGTATCTACAACGGAAGATTTACCTGTAACGCCATCTATAGTAATACCAGCTCTTATATTTCCCGGAACTAACAAAGATAAATCAAGACCTCCAGTTATACCAGTATCATTGTCATTACTAAAGGTCGTATTCTTACGCACATCTTTCGCTAGTGCAGTTCCTTCCGCACTAGCTTTGATAAAAAAACAGTCACTTGTTGAGTTATACCAAACTGTATACGCCTTTCCTGCTATTAAGTTTGGTGATGTTGTTGTTCCTGGTTTATATAATTTTTTACCGTTTATAGTCGTTGCAGCTCCGCTATTATTAGCGTTTGCTATAAAAGTTATTGGAAATCCATTTACTAACGATCCTTTAATAGTAAGTGTTATTGCTGTAGCAGATCCGCCTGCTGTTTGATACACCATATCTGACAAGTGCGTATCGTGTTCTTTCATTACAGAATCAATTTTTGAAAAGTTATCTATAAAATCTTGCCTTTTTACATTATCAGTTCCTTCAGGCAATTTTAACCCATAATTAGTTGATAATTGCATTTAATCATCCTCCTTAATCGTATACTTCTATTTCATCCCACTTAATGCTTTCAGCATTGTTATAAGATAGGCTTTTGTTATCTAAATAATCCCAAGATGTATAAGTATACTTAAATACATATCCTAAATGAGCTGGTTTAATATCCTCTAACATATTGATGAAAGCTTGCATATTACGCGGAATTCCTTTAACTCCTATGAACTGCACCGTAAAAGAATAATTAGCATTATCTTCTAGTATATTTACTTCTCCACCACTAAAAGCTTCAGCTGCATTTTTTAACATTACTTTCGTTGCTGTTCCCTGTCCACGTTTTTTAGCTTTTAAAACTTCTCTTCTTTGTTCATAACTTTGATTCAGATTAGTTTCAATTCCATATTCATTTTCCCAATAGGTAAGTCCCCATGTTGCAGTATCTATCCAAAGTTGATTCTTTATATCCTTAATTTTATAATTTAATCTTCCAAGCTCCAGCGAATTAGACTGTTCTAATTCCTTCATAGCTTTAGATGTAATATAATAATTAGGCATATATCGCATAAGATCAGGAGATATTAGTTTTATTTCATCTATGTTATCTTCTTCATTAATTCCATATTGGGTTATACCATAATTCATGCTATACCCCCTCTAAATCATTCCATGACAGTCCTTTTTTTAGATAGACCGAGTCATGATTATGTGTGCTTGGACTTGCTCCAATATCAAATGGAGTTGGCTTCACTGAGTTAGAGTATAGTTCTATCCATGTTGACCACGAACTTCCACTTTTAGTTCGTATATAAACATGACCTACATTCACGGTCATTCCAAAACCTAATTGTGTTAAATAGCTTTGATCACCGCTACATATAACCATAAAATTAAACCACCCACTCGAATAAGGTCCGTTTACAGGATTTTGTACATCATACCATCCGTTAGCTACTATATTATTCAAATCAGTACTTGTATTTAGTCTTTGACCTTTTCCTCCTAATCCATATCCACTAGGTGCAAAATCACTAGCATGTTTTCCATCTAATTTATCTGCATTATCTATAATCCCATCGCTATTAGTATCATATATGCTTTTAAGCATATCACCATATCCAGCATTAGATATTTCGTCCTTAGTTGCAAATTTTGAATTTGCTTCTGATTCTGTATAATATCTATCATCATGAGTATGAGGTTTTGGAGCTTGACTATTTACACCAGAACTATCAAGAGTGGCCACTCCACTAGCAGCTCCCATTTCACTTCTTTTTACTTGAGGGTCGTTAGTTACATTCCCCAATCCAACATCAGTTTTAGTTGTGCCATGTGGATTAGTTCCACCTGGATGTGTATAAACTGTTTTTTCAGCACCATCTATCTTTATATTTCCATTAATTGTACTTGCTTCAACTTTGTTAGCATTACTGCTAATCCCATCAATTTTACCTTTATAGTTATTATCAAAATCATTTGTAGATAAACTTTTTCCAGTTATTTTGTCTACCTTATTACTCACGGTATTCCATAAGGTTCTCTCATCACTTGTAATATGTTTAACACTATCACTAATATGAGTATAAGCAGCATTCCAATATCCAATTAATGTGGCTGTTATCCCATCTATTACAGATTTATTTCCATGCTCATGCTTCTTATTATTTGTATCTGCTAAATTTGCTTTTTCTGTATCTGTATAATCATTGGTGCTAAGTCCCTTTCCTGAAACTTTATCAACTTTACCAGCTAGCATTGTAGTCATAGTCGTAGCAAAATTAGGATCATTTCCAAGTGCATCTGCAATTTCTTTAAATGTATCTAAAACATTAGGTGCGTTATTTATTAATTCTGATATCTTTTGTAATACTTCATCCTTTGTATAAACTTTATCTTTTGTATATCTGTTAGATAATTCTGCATCTATAGAGCTTTCTTTGGTTTTAGCTCTATTTATCTCAAAATCCAGATTTGTTGTTAAAATAGACTCAGCGCCTTTTGCTCTCGTAATCTCAGAATTTAAGTTAATTGTTAACGTATTTTCTGAACTCTTTGCTCTTGATATTTCTGTATTTAAATTATCAGTTAGAACTTTTTCGGCCCCAGTAGCTCTATTAATTTCACTATTAAGATTTTCTTGAGTCTCAACGACTGCATCCTGAAGTTTATTAACATCTTCTGCCTCAACTTGATCTCCTAATGTTTCATAGCTTATATAAATAGGGCTTACATTAGAGTAAATTTTAATTATTGTTTTCCATGGAGTTAATGATGGAGTTGATGTAAAATATGCTTCAATCTTATTTCCTGTAAGTTTACTTCCTGTATAAACATTCAATGTCTTTAGATTTACATTATCATGTTGTAGCTCTGATTCATAAACGCCATTTAATACTTTGACAACTTCCTCAATTACATATATATTATTTTCAAGTTTATTGAGCTTCTCATGAAATTGAGTTACATTCAAATCACATCACCCCCAAATTTACATTTCCCATTACTGCAATTTCTTCATCAGCTAAATTAATATTTGATGTTGTACCATTAATTTTTAAATCAGAATAATCCATAACTCCTTCAGTGCTTAATAATATTTTTCCTATCTTTGCTATACTTATATATGAAGCATTGAATGAAATACTTTGTAAATGCTCTAGTACCAATGTCTTAAAAGTTGTTTGTATTATTCCAAGATTAAATCCATTAGTTATACTCACATTTGCAGTTATATTTATTGCTTTTTCAGTCGCTGAAACAACTGTTACAGTTGCCCCAATCGGTGCTTGTCCTTCACCCATTCCATCAACTGGATCGATATACTTTTTAACACTATCCACTAATGTTTTATCAGCTCCAGTCTTATTAGCATTTATAATAACGACTTTTACGGTTCCGTTTCCTGCCCAAAGTGGTACAACTCTTGCATCTCCAACGCCTGTTACCTCTAATGCCCAATTTCTATAATGATATTTATTCCCAGACGTTGCAGGAGTCTGAATTTTAGCATAATATCTTTTTCTTAACTCTTCATCTGTCTCCTCATTATATCCATTAGAAATAGCTTCTTTATTAATTACTTTTTGTAGTCCTGAAAGTGTCTTTGGAAAATATTTAATAGCTCCAACTGGCATATTACCTACTTCACCGTACTTCACACATTTTACTGAAACATCTATAATCCCACTTTCAGGTATAACCAATGTTTCTGTAAATTCAAAACTAACACTATCACTAGCTACGAGTTCACCTTTATTTATAGGAGAGCCGACTACTCCAGTAATTGTAACTTTCCCGATAGATTGAGTTGTTAATTTACGTGTTAATCCAACATCTTTTACTACTTTATCAAGATCCTTTCCAGTCGCTGTTTCTGCAAATCTCTTATCTAATACACCTTGAATTTCTGTGTATGCATTTTCTAATTCAATAGCAACTGGTTTCTCAGCATCATACATGAACTCGCCTTCGCTTTTGTTATATTCATCACTTATATTGGTAAGTAATCTAGCTTGTATAACCGCTCTGCTATCACTCATTTTTACGTCACCACACTTTCCGTGCTCGTACCATAAATACTTATAACATCAAAAGTACAATTAAGTAACATTTTATCTTTTTTAAATACAAAATTATTTACAGATTTTATATCAGAATTTCTTAGTAATGCTTCTGTAATTATTGTTTGAATTTGTGCTTGCTTATAAGGCAAAGGATATTCACTCATTATTAGATCTAGTAATGAATCAACGCCATATTTTTCAGAACCATTTGTATTATATATTTTGTATTTATTCTTATCAGTTCTTATAGTTTTTTGTATCCATTGCTTTAAAGCTTCATATCTGCTTACCGTTTCGACTTTTCCATCTTTAACATTAAAATCTCCTAGCTCAAAATTGAAACTAGGAGATTTACCACCACTATTTATTATATTTGCATTGTTTAATTGAGTTATTGTACTAACCGCCTCTTGATTTGGGAACAAATAATATCACCTGCCTTTAAACTCTATCCACTGCCACATAAGCTTGACCATTAGAAATAGGAATACATAAAACTTTATCATTTACACCTAAATCTCTATTAATAGAAAAACTTTTTTGCACCTGATCCTCTATAGTGATTTTTCCTGCTATACCTTTTAAGCTTTCACATATATATAGCTGCGCATTAATATCATCTTCTGTAAATATGGCAGCACCGCCAAATAAAGAAACTTTAATAGGATCTAACGCAATTATCTTTCCAATCCTCACCTCATCAGCATCTCTATTGTCTCTTTCCCTTAACAATTTCATTAAGCCTGTATCATATCTATCCATTTTATCACCTACCAAACAACTGTAATACTAACTTTGTGAATCCCATTTTCTAATTTATGATTTGCAGTTTTTATTTTATAGTACCCATTTAATCTCTTACCAGCAGTTAAATAAATCATTCTATTTGGTTTTACTAAGTCACCATTTTCAACAGCAAACATATCATTTAAAGAACATGAATACTCTATTTTATTACTATTAGCTAATGTATTATTTGCAATATTTTGAGCTTGTGCAACGTTCTTATCATCTACAGTTAAATTATCGCTTAAAATACCATAAAAGCCTTGTTTACTTGCATCTTCTGCTGTTGCTTCCACTTTTGCTTTACCATCATTTCCGCTAGTAACAGTTATTTTATTTTTCATATTTTCCATAGACATTTCTATATCTATATCTTTAGGTAAAATTAATCTAGGAGTTATTTTCATTTCTGAAAGTTTTCTAACATATAAAACATTACCTTCAATTTCTTTAAAATATGTTGTTCCTTGATCACTTTGTGCTTGATCTAAAATATCATCAATTATTTGTGCCATAGTAGTATTGACATATGTTTTACTTATTTGAGTTGGAATATCTGCTATAACACAAGTTAAATAAGCTTCGCCAGCTAATGATTTTATTGCTTCATCTGCTCTTATATTATAAAACTGCTTAACTGATATCTTATTATTTTTTAAATAAAAACTATAGTCCTGGCATGTATAGCTCCATGTCCATCTCCTTTGAATTGGCTTGAATGCAATTCCTCTAAATATTTCTAATGAATCATTAAACAGTTGTATGACTGTCCCTGTTGGAATTTCTTTTATACTATCAAAAGTTAATTGACTACCTATATTATCAGTGTCTCCACCCCACGAAATAGTATTGCTATCTTTTATTATGTCTTGATTATTAACAACAAGTCTATACATAACACCACCTAACTTTCAATCCAAGCACCATCATCACCAAATGTATATTGAACATCATCTATTGTAGCCGTTCCACTAAAATACATCGCGCCATCTGAACCAAAGTAATACCATTTATCATTGTATTTAATCCACTCATTCCTAGCCATCATACAATTATCTTTTAGATAATACCAATATCCTCCGTCCTGCAACCAACTAGATTGCCTAGCATAACCTGCAGCATTGAAGCTATACCACTCATTATCTATTAACTGCCAAGAGTCTTTATAATAATTTCCTGATGTATCCGTGTAGTAGTACCATCCAGTTGAATCTTGTTGCCAACCAACCGCATAAACTTTAACAATAGTAGTATTGTAATCTCTCCATTGTTTAAGCCCTAAAGTATATTCATAATCTCCATTTTTCATTATTTGAGGTTCAAATTTTTCAATACTAAAAGTATCATTCACATGGTAACCATCTGGAGTATTTATAACTAAGCGAATAGGCTCAGTATTTGTTTTAGCATTTTCAATTAAGTCGATTATTTCCTTTGCATTAACTTTACTTTTAGAAAAATAATACTTGCTTGCATCTCTTGGGAGCCAATCGCTCCATGATCCTTGAAGCAATCCCTTTTTCTCTATGAAGTTATATGGAATATCCCAATACGTTTCAAACTCTTCATTTTTACTCTCACTCGAAAACGCAGGCAGCTTGCTTGGTATTGTTGGGAATTGCAACACTTTTGTTCTGTTGTAATCACTTATATAGATATTATAATTACTCATAGCCTACTTTCCTTTCTAAGAATTAACCATTTGATAGTATAATTTATTAAAAATATGTTGTCCTACTTGGTCTGCAAACTCTTCATTACCTATCATATTTCCTTGAACTGTCAATTGCACAATTATTGAAGCACCACTATTATTCAATATCTTATCTGTTTGACCTGCTGGAATAACTTTTGATCCACTTGGAAGTATTGCCATTTCACCATTACCAAACTCATTCATTCTAGTAGGGCCACCAGGCCAATAATGTGTTCCTGTTGCATTCATAGGTGTTCTTGAATATACTGTATTTCCACTTTCATTAGTTACAGATGTAACTGTTTCATTTGTTGTTATATCAACTGTAGATCCATCTAAACCAAGGAATTTTTTAAGCTTACCCCATGCATTTTCTGCCCAATCACATATTTCTTGAAAATGCTTTACAACTTCATAGATAGCAAATCCTAAACCAGCTATTGCAAGTGTTACAACTCCAATTGGATTTGCATCCATAGCGACATTTAAAAGCCACTGTGCTCCTTCCCACGCTGTAGTAGCATTTTGTATTCCCCAAATCATAAGTTCTATTGTTCCCCATACACTAGTTGCAAATGTTGTAATCCCAATCCAAGTATTAACTCCAACAATAGCTAACTGCCATGCAGTAATTGCTCCAATTATGCTATATACAATAGGTTCAATTGTTGGCCAATTATCATTTACGAAATTAACTACTCCCGTAGCTCCGTCAATTATATCTTTAATTGCATCACTTACAGAATCCCAACTATCAGGTGTTACAGCCGAAAATGATGGTACAACACTATTATAAATTGTTCTTGCCAAATTAGATGCAGAGCCTATTAAATCACCAAGTGAAGGCATGACTCTATCTATAATTGAACCTCCAACACTTAAAAAAGTATCAGTTACTCCACTTACATCTTCTTTTATTTCAGGAATATTATTTCTAAACCAATTTGCAAAATCATTTAAACGAGGTAATGCAGCATCCGAAATTGGAATTAATACGCTTGTTTGAATATTACGTTTAATTCCCTCAAATGCACTACCTACATCGTTATATTTTATTTTATTTATTTGTGCTAATGCATCATATGTGTTGCTTATCTCTCCATCAACATTTCCTAAACTTTCAATTACGTTTATACCTAAATCTTCAAATTGAGTACCAAATAATTCAACACCTATTTGGCTTTGTTTTAAAGGATCTTTCATATTTGATAAAGCTGTAATAACATCCTCAAAAGTATCTTTTGCGCTATCACCACCTTGAGCAAATTTAGCTGCTAAATCATCAGCATTAAATCCAAGCTGAGAGAATCCATCTGCTGTTGTTTTGCTTCCATCTATTGCTCTAATAGAGAATTCTTTAATTGCATCACCGACTTTATCTAAATTAAATGCACCTTCTGCTGATCCGGCCGAAAGAATATTAAACATATCTTCAGCATTTAATCCAAGTTTTTTGAATTGCACACTGTATTCATTGATAGAATCTAACATTTCTCCACTAAAATCTAATCCCCCTTGTTTTCCTTGTGCAATTAAATTAAATGCTTCATCACCATCTATTCCAAATTGTTTCATTAAAGTTGATGCTGATCTAACAGATTCTTTTACCTCATATCCAAAAGTGTCTTTTAATGCTATTGCATTTTCAGTTAGTCCTTTTAAATCATCACCAGTATATCCTGTCTGCTCTCCTACTGCTTTTAATGCTTCGCCTATCTCTTCGAAATTCTCTCCAAAATTATCATTGTATATATCTAGCATGACATTCTTCATTCTATCCATGCCAGTTTCAGCAAGTCCGCTAGATGTCATAACTCCATTTAGAGATTTTTGAAGTTCATTTCCGAAAGTAACAGTTTCAACTATACCTTCTTTCATAAACTCCCATATATCCATACCAGCACCAAATCCAATTCCCCTGAGCATAGATTCTTTAACAGTATTAAAAGCTTCACTAACAGTTTTTTTCATTTTAACAGCCTGGTCTTCTGTATCCTTCATACCAGACTTAAATCCCTGAGTATTTTTAGCAACATTTTGAATAGTATCACTAAAATTATCTTTCAAATTTAATATGGTATTAATTACTTTTGATGACAAATTATCACCCCCATATTAATTTTTCTGTGGTTTAGTATTCATTAATTCATTTTTATAAATAACGTATTCCATTAAAAGCTCTTTTTGAGACTTAGGTAAACTCCATAAATATTCGAGGGAATGACCACATTCAAAGAAATAACCTAGCCAAAATAATGGTCCTATTTCTCCTTTGCCATTCCCTCTTATTAGTTTTTTAATTTTTCTTTAGTCTTTTTGCCATCACCAAAAGCTTCCTTTATCTTTTTAGCTATACCAGCTAAATTTTCAACTCCAAAAGCCTTAACTGGTGCATCTAAAGGATCTTTTATTCCCCATGCTTTATGCAGTTCTGGATTTTGTAAAAATGGGCAAGAAAAATAAATAAATTCTTTAGACGCATTGGCCAATAATTTATAATCTGTACCTATTATCTCTTCATTTTTATTCATTTTAATTGCATTTGCCTGTGCATCTAAATACTCTAAAATATTATCTTCTGTAGGTCTTACAAAGGTTATAGATCCATATCCTTCTATCTCTATATCAGCTTCTTTCCTTATTCCTTCGCTTTTCTCTAATCCCTTTTTAATAAAATCCTCTAATGATATTTTGTTCATAATATTCCTCCAAAATTTTATTTTAAAATTGAAAAGATTCTTAATTAAAAGCATCTTAATATTAAATAGTTTCAATAGGATCGAAGTCTCCAAAGTTAAACGGAAACTCCTCTTCAATTATTTTTTTAGATTCAAATCCAGCAAGTAAGAATTCAGTTATTACCACTCCCTCTATACTTGCTTTTTCACTTTTTCCTGTTGCTTTATCAGTTAAGCTTGATATTAATTTTATATCTGGCATGACTCCACTTTTATATGCATCAGCACAAATCTTCCATATTGTACTATCAATTTTTTTTACTGTAAGCGTACCTTCTCCTGACCACCCATTATATCTACTATATGTTGCATTATCTCCGCAAAACTCAACCGTTTCAAAATTACCTTTTACTTTAGCTTCAATCTTGCTTAAATTAGCTAAAAGTTGTCCATTGAACCAAAGATTACCGCTGCTACCTGTCAAAACTTTATTTGCTAACGCTTGATTTCCCATAATTTATTCAGCCTCCTTATTACGCTAAATTTATTTCAAAGTCCAAATCAACCATGCTTTGTAGTATTTTTACATTTGCTTTACAAAATAAGCTTCTCTTAAATGTATTTTTTTTGACTTGAAGATCTGTCCAATCTTTAGCTTCAGTTGTTCCTGCTTCTATCCACGCTGCTCTTTGTGCTTCAACATTTATATCACTTTTGTTTTCATATTCCATATCAAGTACATCAATACTAGCCAAGTTCTTGAAATACCCATTAACAGCACTTATAAATAAAATTTGATTATCATATTTATTCTTATATCCACCGCCTAGATAATCTTCTTTAAATGTAGTTGAAATATCATCTTGCATAAGATCCATTGCTTCAACCACTTCTATCTCTTTCATATCTTCTGTAGCTGATTTCCCATTTGTAGTAGTTAAACTGTTAATTCCACGTGCAATTCTAATATCTGCACCATCATTAATTAAAATAAACTTACCAGCACCTAAAGCCTCATTTCTATCATCAACCTCTGAAACCTTACTAAGATTTCTACATTTAAAATTATTGCATCCTTGTGTAATATTACATTTCGCTAAAATCCCAATAAGACTTGGACAATATTTTTCTCCTGTTTGTTCGCGCCTGCTATCACTAAAAGTTATCTTTGTATTAACAAAATTAACTACATGTTTTTCATCTGGTGAAGTTACATTGTATACTACCGCTTTATAAGTTTTCTTATTAGCTACTTGCGATTTTATCCAACTTGATAAAGTTGTAAAATCTTCTGTTTCACCATCTGCCATTGTTATCCATCCTGTTTTTACATTCTCGATAACAATCTTTAATGCATCAGAAATAGTTGCAGATCCACCAATTTTTACTACACAAGCCTTATATGGAGCAAATGTAAATATATCTTTTAAATATTGTAAATTATCTTCCGTATATAATTCTTTATCAGTGTCTATCTCAGTTATATCGGAATATTCTTTATAATTAAACATTGCACTTGTATCATCTTTAACTATTAATATTGCATAACCTCTTTCACTTCTCTCAGGAAGCGAAGCTGCCTTTTGACTGAATGACACATCAATATTTGGCATTGTAACTGTCATATCATCACTCCTATTCTTCTAAATTTAAATTGAAGTTTAATTCTTCTATTGGTTCTAAGTTAGAATCATCATATATTTCCTCAAGAGAATATAAATCAAAAGTAACTTGTAATACTCCATCAGTTGTGCTGCATTCTATATCTTCAGCAATCGGCATATAAAATGTATCTGTGACTTTTACATCCTCTAGAAATGCATCCTCTAATAAATCCTGCATTGCCAAATTATCTAGTTTAGGTTTATTCTTATCTTTTGCAAAAAAATAAACCCTCACCGGAAGGGTTCTTTCTTTTAATTGACTATTAAATTTTCCTGATTGTGTAGTATCAAATGTAACTTTTATAGACGGTCTTATAACATTTATATATGATCCATCAGTCTCTTTTTTTAATGCTTCTGTGGTATCTTCTGATACAATTTCAACATCAACAAACTCAGTATCTACTAATGCAGATTTTACTGTATTATTTATAGCCTTATTTATTTGTTTCAATGTAACCATATTACAGCCCCTTTATAAATACTTCATGTAACCATTCTTCAACATCTGAATAGAAACCACTTTCAAATGCTTTAGCAGCCTCTTCCATGAAATGAAATCCAGGGATAAATTTTTCTTCGCCAGTTTGCTTATTCGATTGTCCTTTAGCAACATTTTTATGTGGTTCCCACATAAAGCCATCATTAAGTAAATGAGCATGTGGACTATTATTAAAAGCTCTTGCAGACCACACACCTCTATATTTATAAGCCTTACCTGCCTTGAATCCTTTAAGTAAATTTCCTGTTTCTTGACCTATTCCTTTACTTTTAAAAACCGCTTTATTTTTTTTGTTAAGATTATTAGCTTCTTTTTTTATAAATTTTCTACTCTCTTTTGGCATAGTATCATTAACTTTTTCAGTTAATCTTTTCTCAAATTTAGTTAATTCACTGAAATCAAATCCATCATTACTCATATATCTATCCTCCTATGATTTCTTCACAGAATATTTCAAGAAACTGATGAGCAAAATAAGGATCTAATATATATTTAATATCAAATCTACGCCCTTGATGTATTAGCCACATGTCTTGGGTAATATCCTTACCCGCACTATATCTAACCTTAATTTTATGTGTTACATTGGATAACATTGTATTAGCTTGTTGCTTTTGCAATGAACCTGTTTGTGGTATTATTGATGCCCATATAGGCTTATCCTTAACTTTATCTGGTCTAAAATCTTTTTCCTCAAGTTCATTTTCAAATTCTACATTTCCCCAGACCTCTATTCTTTTATTTAAAGCTTCTATGCTCATAGCGTTTCCTCTGTTGTATGTTCATTAGATAGGGATAAGTGAGCTCTTATCATTTCATAAGAATCTCTATACCTTTCAGCTTCTTTATCGTCTGTGCTAAATTCACATTTACAGAAAGTTTTAATAGCTCTAATTATTAAAGGATCAGTTTCAACTATCTTGCTTTCTAATATTCCACTTAACTTTAAATCTGCCTTAGCTGCATCAATAGAATCTTGTATTTCTTCATCTAGATCGTCATCATCTATTCTTAAAGCTAACTTAATTTTATCTAATATCATACACTCTCCCCCTTATAATTGATTTCTATCTTATAATTCTGAAATTTAAATACAAAAAACCAGCATATTATATACTGGTTCTTTTAATATTCTTATCCCTTAAGCTCCCTTCTTAATTAAAAGAACTCCATTTGCATCTCTTAACTTTCCATCACCAATTAAAGTAGCCTTATCTATCCATTCATCTGTATTTTCATCAAAATATCTTTTCATTGTCATTTGTAAATTAGAGTTAAATATATACTCATTTAAATCTACGAATAAAGCAAAAACAGCATCTGCTTCAGCATTTTCATAGTTTGGCAAATAATCAGCTTCAACACATAGCACATCATATCCCCCAAACCTTCTTACTGGTGATCCTGTTATTCCGTAATTAGTTCTTGCTATAGGTTGCCCATTATTATCAACCATTCCATCAATATATCCTTCAAATGTTGCTTTTGTCATAATCCAGATTCCATTACCTTCATATGCAAGTGGGATTTTAGCAAAGATGTTCTTTTTCCATTTATCCCACTTACCAATATCAGTTGATGAAATTGTTATTTGTTGAGCTTCAGGTATTTCTGTTGTATGTTCCAATATTCCTTTAGGCTCTCCAACTCCATCCCCTTTAATAACTGAGATTTCTATTGCTACAACTATTGCTTCTGCCATATCTGATGCTATAGTTGCTTCAAATACTGGTAATGATACTGTATCAGCTTCTAAACTTGTGGCAACTCTGCATTGTAGCTTATAGTAACTAAACTCAATGTATGTTTTTATTTCTTTCTTTTGCTTATCTGATAAAGTCCCTTCTGATTTCCAAGTTGCTTTTGGCTTAACACTAGCAGTAGGAATTTTAACTCCACCTTTAAATGCAGTTTTTCTAATTCTGCTATAAATTTGTCCATAAGATTTTAACTTCTGAACAACCTCATTCATTATAGTAGTTGGAATAACAGCTCCTATATCAGTAGTCATAGTTGTTGAATCTGCTCTTAATTCCTCCGATATAACTCCTGTTCTTGCATAATTCATAAATGCTTTTCTATATTCAAGAGTGGAATATTTATCTTCTCTTTCTTCAACCACTTCCTTTTTAACTCCTGGAATAAAAGTTTCTCTCTTCTCTCCAGCTTTACCTGCATTTATTTCTCCTGCCTCCTTAATTAATCTTTCCCTCGTTTCAATTTGATTTTGCATTTCATTTAATTCTCTCAATTCTTTTTCTATTCCTACTAAATCTGCTTTAGGATCTTCTAGCATTGTTCTTAATTCTGCTTTTCTTGATGCTATTTCTTTTAATGTTTTCATTTATAAACACTTCCTTCTTTTATAATAAAGTTTCAATAACTAACTTTTTTCTTAGATTTTCTTTTTGGTTTAAGCTTTCCTTAAATGTTTCTAAGCTCCTACAACACATATCACTGCTGTCATATGCAGGAAATGTACATGGACTTACTTCAAATAAATCTGCTTCCACAATACTTCTCTTATATATTTCTTTGCCTTCATATTGAACCTTTGACCATACATCATCATTACATCTAAATCCAAAGGATGAACCATCAACATCTCCACGCTGTACACTTTCATATGCATCATTTCCATAAGTATTATTAGGCAAATCAATATCATAATTTAATCCACTCATATCTGAATTAAACCTTAGTGTCCCTGCTGAAACACTTCCGAGTGGCTTTGAAGTATCATGATTCCATAATGCTTTTTGATTTCTATTTTGAAGTGATTTATCAAAAGCTCCTGAAGCTATTTCTTCAAGAAATTCATCTCCCCATCTATCTCTCATTAATGTTGGTGAATTATACTTTACTGCATAACCTCCAATAGTCTTTTTTTGCCCTTCTGAAACTGATCTAATTTCTATCTTTTCCGTCGTCAGTTGCCTTACTTCCTTCTCCTTCATCTATATCTTCACCTCCTCCCAAGTCATCACCAACTGTTGTTGTATCTAACCTTCTTAAAGGTTTATCTCCACCTTCAATTGGTCCAAGATTCATAACATCTCTCCATTCATTAGGAGTCATTGCACTCCTGTCCACCATTTGAACTAAATTAAGCTTCGTTGCCATGGATGCATATTGGAGACTATTAGCTTCAAAGATTATATAATTGCCAAATCCTCTTTCTTTTTTACTAAATATACGCCTTGTAAATTCTCCACTTAGCTGCTTTGATAAAGGTTCTATTTCAGCTTCATAATAAGCATTCCATTCATCTTCTGTATATTTGCTTTGAATTATATTTTCATTGGTATTAAAAAAGCTATATATCCTCAATACTGCTCTATCCATTTGAGCTGCATTAGGTACATAGCTTTCATTCTTTATTTGCTCTAAATCATATCTTGGATCTGTTGCCGCTACACCTTTTCCTTTATTAATGCTTAAGAATGTATCAACAAATTTACCTACTTCTATATCTCTATCTTCTGGCCTTAAAGTAGATTTAAATTTCATAATCCACTTAATAACCATAGAATTTTTTATAGCCTTTACCATTCCTTGATCAGTAGTATTTACTACTTCCATAAGATTCTTTAATGTCTCTTGTGGTGTATCGCCAAAAAAGTCACTTTCATTAAAATCTCTTCTTAAATGAATTATATCTGAATAAGGGACTGTCATTCTCTTACCTGTCATAAATGTATATCTTAAGAACAGATCTCCTTCTTTCCCTTCTATTAATTCCACAGACGTTGCTGGAATTGGATACAATTCAGTTGCATATCCAAGTTCATCACGCTTAATATAAATAAAAGCATTGTGATTAAGCATCAACTGAGTTGTTACCTTTTCTAACATCATTTGCATGGTCATATATGGATTAGGTTCTTCAAGAATAAATCTAATATATGGCTGCGGATTAATTTTAAAGTTACCATTAAAATCTAGTATATGCTTAGGATTAAGTTTTCCTATAGCCTGTGCCTTTGGCCTTATTGCTGCTCTAACCAAATCACTTTTATATAAATTTCCATCCCAGGCATAAAACCCATTTCCTGAATCAGTAATCATTTCAAATCTAGTAGTAGGCTGTGGAGAGCTTTTATTTCCAAATATATTTTGAAATAGGCCCAAATATTTTCACCTCTCTTTTAAACCATATTTTCATATTCACTCATTTTATCCAAAAGTACTACATATCCAATAATAAGCGAAACACCTCCATCAATACGCTTTCTATTATCAGTACCTTTTATTGGCTGAATATTGTTATTTATATCAGTTTTAATTTCCATATTAGATAAACACCATTTATCTATTGGATTATTATTATAAATAATTCTATCTGCAATTAAATCTGCTTTTAATTCCTTCATTGGAAAGCTTAGTGTGTAAGCTCCCTGTCTAACTGGAATCATTGCATCTTTTCCAAATTCATCTTCATATGCTTGAAGCAAACTATCATCCACATGCCAAGGATCATAACCAATCCAAGGTATATAAATATCATAAAGATCTCTTAATTCCTTAAACCATTCAAGCATGTCATATTTATTTACTTTATTACCTGTACAAACTCTTATTAACCCTTGCTGCTCCCATAGCTTATATGGAACATTATCATCCTCTTTATTAGTTTCTTCTTGATTTAATTTTTCTTCTGGTACAAAGTACATTTGAATAACATAAATCTTAGGATCATCTCGTCTCATACATAAAACTTTAGCTGATGCTAAATCTGTTGTTTCTGCTAAGTCAAAGCATCCAATTCCATATCTGAATCCCATTTCCTTAAGATTAAAAATAGCTTCATTGTTAAGCTCATCCCAACGTAACCATGCTGATGCTGAGTTTTCCTTCATGTTAAAATCTTTAACCATTACAGTAGCTTTAAAGGCTGGATCTGATTTAGCTTTATTTACACAATCCCTTAAAAATTCAATCTTTTTAATTGGACCTAATCCTGGATTAGCTTTAATCCACATTTCTTCTTTGTCCCATTCTTCCTTATCATCAAGCTCATAAATAAATGCTATAAATCTATCATCTTTTATCTTTCCATCAAGCACACCACATGCATAATCATATTGTGAGTCAAATATTGAACCTCTAATAAAACCATTAGTAGTTATGCAATCTAAAAGTGGCTGCCTTCTACTACTCATTGATTGCTTCATTAAATCATATATGTCTCTGTTCTTTATGGCTGCTAATTCATCAATAGTAACCATATGCGCATTTAAGCCATCAAGACCATTAGAATTACTTGCTAAGGCTTGAAGGCTTCCATAATTAAAAGGACAATATATATCTGATTTTCTTTTCTTAAGATGTTTATTTAAATCTGGTGACTGCTGAATCATTTTATAGCATTCATTAAATCCCTTTTTGGATTGATCCAACTTAGTGGCTATAATATAGCATTCTGGAGATCCTTCTCCATCACCAACCAGCATATAAGTTTCATCCGCTGCAAGCTCTGTAGTTTTTCCGTTCTTCCTACCTCTAATATCAAGTACCTCTTGATATTGTCTAAATCTAGTATCTTTATGAACGAATCCAAAAACTGCTTGATGCTTTGCTTTCTGAAATAATTCTAACTTCAAAGCTCCACCAAGTTCACCTTGAGCCTGCTTACAAAAAGTTTCTATAAACTCAATAGGCCTATTTCCTAATTCTTCATCAAATACCCAAGGATAATATTTTTCTGGATTATGTAATTTATCAACCAACATTTCATACACTTGCTTAATTCTTTTACATGCAACAATTTCACCTGATGCAATTTTGTTATAGTATTCTTCTATGTAATTCATTATTTTAATTTGCCTTTTTTAATAAATTCCATAAGTGCATCTGCTTCTTGTTTTTTTACTTCAATTGGTAGCAAGTCAATTAATTGTTTCATTACTCCTGAATATCGTTGCATGAAAGTCGTATAAATTTTAACCTCTGGTCTTTCCCTGTTAAAAGATTGTTCTCCCTGTTCAAATAATTCAGTCAATCCTTTTTTAATAAGATCTGTTCTCGTATCTTCAAGTGATACTTTCATAAATGCAGCTTCATTAATTAACCCTTCAAGAACTTTAGTTTTATCTTTTGGGAAATCCTTAAATATCTTTTTAATTTTATTTATCTCCTGCTTTATCTTTTTATCTCTTTCTAATTGTTCGGAAATGCTCAAAAATATACCCCCTCCTATTTTCAAAATTTCGTTCGGAGGAAAATTGTTGTCCCCTATACGGTCTCCCAAATCCGCTCTCTGCAAGTTTTTATGGGGGGCTATGTACTTGGAACTAATTCTCCTTTGTCATTAAATCTGTAACCTTTCTTTGTCGCACTTCTCTTTTCTCTATTGAAGTCATGCTCTGCATTATGACAATCTAAGCATAGATACTCTAAATTATTATGATTAAGAGTTATGTCAGGATCTTTGATATTGTTGGGTGTTAAGCCTTTCTTATGATGCACAATGTATCCTGGTCTCTCACATCTCTCGCATAGGCCTTGAACTGATTTTATATAAGATGACTTGCACTTCTTCCATAGTGTGCTATTATAAAATTCTCTTGCATATTCCTTAGCCAATTCCATATCCTCCTTATAATTCGTTGCACAATAAAAGGACCTAATATTTAAGGCCCTTAACGTATTATTCTAAAGTATATAATTTTGATTTTTCAAACTTAATTTTATTTTTATTAAACTCTCTTTTTTCACAATACATATTAAAAGTTTTTTCAAAATATTCTGGTGCTCTTGGATCTAATAAAACTTCTTGTATCTTACTATTTTCAACACTATAATATAATACTGGTTTAAAATAATTTTTATCTTTTACAATTTCTTCAATTTCTCTAGTATCATTATGAAAAATATTAACTGGATTTAATTCAACAGAAAATCTAAATTCATTTTCATGAGCAAATGCATTTCTTTTATAAAACTCAAATGGAATATCATAGAATCTGTATGCTAACATAGTATCTCCAACGACATGCCTATAGTCATATTTATACTTGCTGAAATCTATGTGTTCTCCATAGATTATTTTTTCAAATTTGGGTTCAAAAAACAAAAATTTTTCCTTAGATATTTTTGTTCCATCTTTTTCTTCATATTCAATATCCTCATTTAAAATATCCTTAATTGAATCATAAATATCTTTAGCTTTAACTTTAATTCTAACACCTGTTTTCTGAGGACTGTATATTCTCCACATTGCATCAGATTCACCTATATCATCAAGTATCCAAGATTGTGCATATTTGCACTTCACTGCAAAATCTATATCAGCTTTAATTCCAGGCTTATTTTTCAAATCTTCCTTTTTATTAATGTACTCAAAAAATTCTTTTATAGCATGTCCTTCATAGACATCTTCCCACAGCGGTATATTAGTTAAATATAGTTGTTCATTTTCAACTAAATCAACAAACTGCTCAAATGTCATATATTTATATATGAACTCTGGTATTTCTTTATCCATTTTTACTCCCCCAAAATCAACTTATAGGATACGTTTATTTCAATTTAAATATACCATAGTTATTTCAAATAGTCATTCAATTAACTATTCAAATTATACAGATTATTTCAATATAATAACTAGTTAAACGTTCGTATTACTCAATTTGAATGTTTAATTATCATGGGGAATCACACATTCATTTTTAATTTTCTCTTCTTCTATATGTCTTTATTTTTTGACCTCGAATGTTAATACCTTCGAAAATCAAACATTCATATGCAAAAATAAAAAATATCACCTCACAAAATCACTTAATGACTTTGAATATTGATGATATTTCTCTTTATCTAATCCTATATATAATTCTGTTTCCTGAGTAGTTCTATGACCTAATAACTTTTGCACTGCTACGATATCCTTACCACTTTCAACATAAATTTTATAAGCATAAGTTTTTCTCATGCTATGAGCTGAAATATCATATAAACCAAAATATTCTCCTGCTTCTTTTAAGATATTACTAACAGCTTGTACTCCAATAGGTTTATTAATTCCTTTCCTAGATTGAAATATATACTCATAATCCTTTTTATCTCTAATATATTCTTTAAGGAGCCTTGTGACTTTAGGTATTACTTCAACTGTTCTAGGCTTTCTGTTTTTTTCTCTAATATTTTTTGAATTCTTTTTCTTGCCTTCAAAAATAGTAAATTCACTTCTCCTAAGAGCTTCCCTTATGTCTCTGGCTTTTAATTTAACTAAATCACCTGCTCTATATCCAGTAGTTATACCAACTACAAATAAAACATAATCACGTTCATTTTTATATTTTAAATAATCCTGAATATCAAGAACCCTTTCTGTATTTGTAATTGGCTTAGCAGGTCTTTTCCTTCCCATATTATTTCACCCACCTCACCTATTCCTTTCATCATTTTTAAAACATTCTTCTATTTCTTTTTTAGTATATGGATAATAAAATAATTCTAATTCTTCACAATTACTTTTATGAATACAGCCTTTGCAATTTATAGGTGATTTAGCACATAAAACTTTATTACCCATAAATCTAATATTTAACTCAACCTTCTTTCTCATGATTCAACCTCCTTACCTATGAAAAATTGCATAATAAAAAAGCACCTAAAAATAAGTGCTTTAACAATCTAAAATGTCATCTAAAAATTATAAGAGGTTATTCCTTTAACCACATACAGTATATAATATTTTTTGAGTACTGCATAGGTACTTTTCCTGCTACCTTTGTGATACCTTTCTTGCTACCCTAACTGCTACCTTTATGATACCTTTTCTGCTACCCCTACTGATACCCTCTTAAGCTAATTTCAACTTTTGAAACGCCCTATCTATGGAGTTTTTAATACTTTTTCTTGATTTAAATAACTCTTGTGATGCTCGTGTTATACTTTTCTTTTCTATAAATACTTTTTGTATAACTTCTGCTTCATCCATATCTAATCTTTTTAATGCATTATCAATTCTCTTATTTGCAATTTCATTAAACCTTATTTTCTTTTCCAAAGTTTCTATTTCATTCATAACATAATCATTATTTTTGCATTTCATTGAGCTTTGAACTTTTTCCTCATAATTCATTGCTCCAAGTTGCTCCCCAATTTTTAATTCTTCAACTTTCAACTTCATATCATCAATTTCAATTTCTCTTAGTCTATATAATGATAATTCCTTTTTTACTCTCTCGCTCATATTTTTCCACCTATCCTTTATGAAATATGTTATAATCTAGATAGATTGATTAGAGAATCTTCTTTCCATGATTCGTTCTCTAATTGAAATAGGTGTTCATTATGGACACCTTTTATTTTTAAATATTAGTATTATGAATTAAATTACTTGAATACTTTTTTTAAAATTAGTACATAATATGATTGGTTGTTGATTATATTATTATTTATAAAATCCATTGTATGCCCCTTAATTGGGGCATATTTTGCGTTTAATGATAAAATTGCGTATAAAAAAAAATCGTAAATTCAATTTCTTTTGAATAATACGATTTTACAATTTGTTATTTAATTTTATTGATTCATAACTTATGAATATATGTATTAACTTAAATTTATTATTAAGGTTGAAGATAAATTTCAATTCTTTCTTTTCCGCCACCCAAGTTTTTTCTTTTCAAAGATATAGAACATATTTCTCCTGTCTTCTTTAAATGAGTTCCTCCGCAAGGAACTTTAGCAAATCCTTCTATTAACCAGTATCTTCTTTCAGTTTCCTCATCTTCAAAAGTACTTGTTATGTCTAAGTTTGAATCAATGAGATTTTTTATTTTATTCATAAGTTCTGGAAAAATTTCAGATATATTTCCATTCCAAAAGAAATCTACTCTTGCTTTTTCTTCAGTAATATTTGCACCAATTTTTTCGGGATGATTATAATTCTGGTAAACTAACTCCAAAACAATTTCTGCCGCAAAATGTAATTTCATTAACTTATATCTTTTTTCCCAATCAATTTCAACCATAACATTTTGATTTAGTTTCAAATTATGATTTTGCTCAAGGGTATAGAAAATTTCTTTTCCTTCCTTTCTTGCTTCAATAATTTTGACTCCACCTATTGTTCCTGAGTCGGATTGTTGTCCTCCTGAAAAGGCAAAGGCTATTGTTTGGTCGAGGGTAACGACATTATTATCAATACTCTTTACCTTTGATTCAATCTCAGTTAAGTATGGATTTTCCCAAAATACTTTCTTAACAGCCATTATTATCACTCTTTTCTAATGTAATTATTACTATTCTAAATCAATTATAGCATATTTTGTAAAAATCGTATTATTCAATTTTCAAAGAACATCTTCTTTCATCTACTACTACATCAAATCTACATTCTGCATATTTACTTAATAAGTACACATAATAAAATCATCTATATTTGTTGTTTATAGCAAAATGTTGAGGTGGTTTTACTATGAAAAAATTTATACTTATATTTTTGATTTCAATATTTTTATTATTGAATCTGGCTTCTCCTATATTTGCTGCTAACATTTTTAAAGAGGGTGTCTATAAAGCAGCTGATTTTAATTTTTCAGCAGAAAATACCTATAGTGTTCAAAATGTATCTCAAAAAGATAGTGTTTATATACTTCTTTATGATGAAAATCAACTTCAAATCCAAGCTATACGACTAGCTCCTCAATCTAAGAAATATAATTTATTACCACTCAAGCCTGACTACAGAATTGCGATAGTTGGTAATGGGGATGTATTCATCGATTAAAAAGTTACACCAATACTACTAATTTGGAAGGTGATCTTATATTATGAGAAGAAATATTTCAGTAATATTAATTTTAATATGTTTATTCTTTAATTCTCTTGCATTAATTCCAACATTTGCGGCAACTACATTTAAGGAAGGTATTTATCAATTGTCTAATCTTAATGTTGCACAAAAAAATCGTTATACTATTCAAAATGTATCACCTGATAATAGTGTTTATATCGCACTTTTTGATGAAAATCAACGTCAAATACAATCTATTTATTTACCACCCAAATCAGCAAACTATAGCTTGCTTGCTCTTGAACCTAGTTATAGAATTGCAATTATTGGGAAAGGTGAAGTACTTATTGCTTAAAAGACACTTTGTAGTGTCTTTTTGTTTATGAACAATTTCTACACATTCCAATTTACTCATCCACTTTATCATCCTTCTGAATATATCCCATTTCCCTAAGCTCTTTATTTAAAGCTTCTTTAATATCTAATCCTTCTTCTTCCATTCTCTTTTGTACTCTTTGGACAATTATATCAACTATATCTTTAATAATTCCCATCCTTATAGCTCCTTTTTAGGAAGAGAGCTTTAATTGACTCTCTTCTTATTTGTCTTTTGCAGTAACCTTAACATTAACAATTGTAATCCCTGCTAATGTGCCTTCCAGTCCTGCAAGGTATTAATGAATATTTGAATTATATTTTCACATAATAATTTTATCTATTTAATTTACGTTCTAAAATTACGAAAGAAGGCTGATCTAATGAAAAAAATATTGACTATACTTTCTGCTCTACTACTTTTATCTTTTAGTATTAATAATTTAACTGTCAACGCTAGACCAGTAAACATGCAAATATCTGAAGGTACTTATAGCATAAAAAATTTAAAATTAATGGAAAATACCACATACAGTATTCAGAATACCTCTCCAGGCACTATTCTTATGCTGAGAATAGATGATGATCAGCAGGTAATGGAATCTCACCGTTTATTAGAAAACTCCGCTAAATATAATATCGGTCCTTTCAGGTATGTTGACAAAATTGTACTCTTAGGCCCTGGTACTGTAACAATAACAGAATAAATATTTTCAAATTGCACATAATATAATGTTTAGTTAACATATTATTCATATAATCCATTTTTGCCCCATTAATTGGGGCTTTTTTAATCTGCAAAATTATTTATCAACATTTAGAATTATTTGAAGCTGGACCTCATATAATTAAATGTGGCCTCTTCGCTATAACTTTATTTCTCTTTTATTTACTCTTTTGTCCATAATCTTTTTTTGCTTTTACCTAGTAACTATAAGCCCCTTTTTAGGGGCTTCCTTCATGTTAACCACCAATTAATTACATAGCATTTTTCATTTTTATTTCTTTAAGCTTCTTTACTGCTTTATAATAAAACGCTGTCTGCTTGCCATCCCAATTAACATTTAAGGTTTCACCATTGTTATAGATCCTTACTATCTTGCCTATATGCCTTGTGCCTTCATACTCTATTTCTACCAGCTCATTTTCCTCAAAATCTATAACATTATGAGCAAAAGTTGATGGCCTAATAGTGCTTTTCTTCTCATCAATATCTTTTTCTGCACTTAAGATATGCAAGCCTATATTTTCTTTGGGAACCTCAATTTTATATACTTCATCTTCATGATATTTTGGTTTTTGCAAGTATTCTAGTATCCATCCTTTAGGATTTATAACAACCGTTTTATCTTGCTTTTGAATTATTATATTAGCATCACCTTTACGTTTAATGTATTCTGCAACCTGCATGTCTTTAAGTTTTTTAAGCTGCATATCATTTAATTTTCTATCTTGATTTACAAATAAAATTTCATCAGCTGGAAGCAGATCTATATCTTTTTTTAACTCTAGTTCTTTTACTCCATTACTGTTAAAATACATTGTCTTTTCTTCAAGCTCCACAAGCAATGCTCCATATATTCTTTTAACTATTCTTGCTGCACTAGGTTTATATAGATTAATAATTTCTGCAAATTTATCTTTATGACTTTTGACTATTGGTGCATACTCTTTTTCAGGCTCTTTAACTTCATTAAGCACTAAATCAAATATGCTTATTTGACCATCTAAAACTTCATCCATTTTATTTTTAATCATCGTTATCCCACCCAAGCAGCTTTTTTTCTAAATTGTCATAGTCATATTTTCTTGGCTCGAAATTATTAAATCTGAGTGGCTGCACCTCTTTATTCTTAGCTATCTTAACTGGATTTTCTCTATCTACGTAATTGCCTTCTAATATCTTAATAAAATTATTTGGCTTTACTAACCAATCAAATGTTACTGCCCAGTTCTTATTATTTTGACCTTTTAAGAAACTGCTGCATTTTATATTTTCTATAGCTTGAAGTATTTTATCTTGTCCATATTCTTTAAGCCTTGCTTGAAGTAATTTATATCTGTTAGTGCCTTTATTTATGGATATGAGCTTTTGGAGTCCAAGTTCATTCCACTTATCTATTATAGGTTGCACTTTAGTGCTACTAACTATATCTTTAGATATAGTATTTATATTATTAATTGTATTATTAAGTATTGTATTATTATCTTTTAACTTTTCTTCAATAGGGTTACTTAACTTATCTTCTATACCCTCATTAATAAAAGTTGGATACCTATTTAACTTTTCTTCTATACCCCCTACAACAATTGTTAAATACCTATTTAAGATTTCTTTGGTACCCTCTTTATATATAATTTGTGATTTGATATAGCCTGAATCCACTAGCTGCTTTATCCATTTTGAAATGCTTGTCTTACTTACTCCATATAATTCTGCAAAATAAGTATTAGTAGCCCAACAATATCCTCTTTCATTGGCTAATGCTGTTATTTCTCCATAAAGCAATTTAGCATTTGGGGTTAAATTCTCATCATACCTAATATTAGCTGGTATTACTGCATAATATGCTCTTTCCATAAGTACCTCCTTTATCATCAAAGTGAAATTATAAAATAATTAAATACTCTTTTCTTAATTTTTCATCCATAGTCTCTCCACGCAATTTATGGATGTTGCTTAAACTTTTGACATCTTGATATACGTATTTTAATTGCTTATCTCCCTTCTACCTCCTTTATATGGTAAAATCATTTTGAAAGGAGGTTACTTTTATGAAATTAAATCCAGATTGTATCCGTGATATTTTACTTACAGTTGAAGAAATAACTTCACCTTCATCCCAATTTGTATTCAAAGGTTCTGACGACACTAATGACTTTCTTCTAGATGATGAATCAGAAGACGAACCTGAAATAATATATGAAAAACTAAAATCTTATACCGATGAAGAAATCTTATATCATATTAATCAATGTGAATTATCTGGCTTTTTTACTGAAGTTAATTGGTGTACTGGCTATTTGTGTTTTATCGAAGATTTATCACCACTTGGACATCAGTTTTTAGCAGATATTCGTTCTGATACCAATTGGAACAAGACTAAAAGTATTGCAAAAAGCGTTGGATCAACGTCTTTAAGTGCAATTAAAGATATTGCAGCTAAAATTATATCCGAAATGATTAAGTCTCAATTTTAAAATCTCTAATTTTTATTTTTATTGTTAATTCTGTTAGGCTTCCAGGCCTGACAGAATCTTTTTTTATTTCATATCCAATGACACCTTTTATCGGAAAATTATCTAATTTAATTTTTCCGTTTTTTATCTCCATTGTATGAAATAAGCTATTAACATTTAGTTTCATTTAGATTACTCTCCCCTTTCCATCTGCCGATTTTTAGTTTATTCTCTATTAAAAAAATATCTTAAATTTTCTTACTAATATTATGAAACTTAGCTGCATCTACTTAAAGCAACACAGCACCTTTTACATATTTCAATAAATTCTTCAGGTGTAGTCTTTTTATTAAAACTTGTCCTATTAAACCTTATGTCTTCTATTGTCATAGCAAAAATAACATTAAAATCTTCTTTGCTAACTTTTGATTTTAAATCATTTAAGAATTCTAAAACCATTTACTTTTCCTCCATTTCAATTTATAATGGAGATACGGACGGCATTCCGTATCCCAAACACTTGTGAACCTTTAAACAAGGTTCTTTTTTTATTTATAAAGTTCATCTTCTTTCATGTTTTTATGTTCATAAAAATCAATGCATTTTTTTGTATTCACATCAGTAAATTCAACATATAAATCTCCACATTGATTAAAACAAACTTCTCCAACAGTTACTGTATAGATATCATTAAGCAGTTCATTTTCAACTGTAATAGCTCCATCTTTTATTTGCTTCCACATACGTCTTTTTCTTTCTGGAGCATACATTATTGTGTATTCACATTTTTCAGAATCACTTTTAAGAACGTCATAGCCTATTTTCCATAAGATTTCTATTATATTCATCTTCTGAATTTCTCCTTTAATATGTTTAAAATCAGTTAATTTGCTTTTAATATCTTTAGAGCATTATTTAAAACCTGAAGTCTTAGCTCTGGAGGACACATTTTCATAACAGCAGCAACTTGTAACTCTGCCACAAGCTCATCAAAGCCTTTTTTATCTTCTAATCCTATAATCGTTACCTTTAATTCATCGCCTTTCATATCCATTCCCCCGTAAATATAAATCATTTCATAATATGTTTTCTTATCACAATGTGTTACCTAGCAAACTTTATAGTTATAATTGCACATACCATTTCATCAAGTGTTTTCATTATCATTTGCCAATCTTCTTTTTCATCTTCATCAACTTGACCATCACGTGAAATCTTAATCATTAATTTCTTAATGCTCTCTAGATCTTCAAGCTCATCTAAAAATGTTAATACTGCTTCAGCTAAATGTTTAACTTCTATCTTTGGAAAAAGTTCTTTTCCTATCAAAGTATTTTGATAATGCTGCAAAATTAAATATGGACGATTATATATCTTAGCCATACCAATTACTATGTTTTCTGGTGGTGTTCTCTTCCCTCCTTCATATGCTCTTAAACTATCAACAGATATATCTAGTAGTTCTGATGATTTTTCTTGAGTTAAGCTTGTACATTCTCTCGCTATTTGGTAAATATTTCTGTAGTATTGTTCCATTTCTTTCCTCCATTTTATGTACTAGAATATAATGGTAAGTTTGAGTTACTAGAACTTAATTATTAAAAAAAAGATCCAATATTTCATTGGAATTTAGCTCCAAGATTTTAGTTATTTTATTCGCAAGGTTTATATGCACTTTTGTTTTTCCCGACTCAATTAATGAGTAACTTCCTTTACTTTTATATCCCAGCATTTTAGCCATTTGTTGTTGTGAATATTTTTTACGTTCTCTAAATTTTATTAATAAACCAGTATCCATATATCATCACCTCTTTTATTATATGTTTGAAAAACTCAAACTTTATAATCAAATTATAGTTTTACTTTCTCAAACTGTCAATAGATATATCACATAAAGTTTAATTATTTCAAACTTTATTTTTTATACGATTTCTTAATGATAAAATATAGTTAAGTTTAAATATTTTAAACATTTTAAGGAAGGTGCAAAATGGAAACTAATATATTAGGCAATAGAATTAAGACTTTGCGTCTAGAAGCTAATTTGACTCAAGAAGAATTTGGTAAACCATATTCTTTAAAAAAATCTACTGTATCTCAATATGAATCTGGTGGTAGTCGCCCTGATGATGAATTAAAGAAAAGAATTGCACTTGATTACAATGTTTCGCTAGATTGGTTAATGGGATTAACTGATATAAGAAATCATACTGAAGATTCAAATATCACTATTGCACTCAATAGTGATACAGATTATGATGAACTTCCAAAAGAAGCTAAAGAAGAGATTAATAATTTTATTGAGTATATAAAACAAAAATATAAGGATAAAAAATAAGGTGTTCTTTACGAGCATCTATATTTTTAATTGATTATTGTAATTATCTATCATAATTATAAATAAAAGTAACAATTAATTTAGTGACTAGACTAATTATTTTAAACTTGCTAATAAGTTTCTATGTACAAGCCTGCTTATATGAACTATTTCTAGGAGGAGATACAAATGAATTCTACAATACAATATGGATGCTTTAGATATTTTTTAGTTCCTTATGATCAAATTCAAACCTCTCTTTTTAATAATGCATTACCAAATAGAAAAGCTCTCATTGAAAATATTATTGTAAATGCAGAAACATCTATGAAAATCGAAGAAAATACATATGATGGTAAATATAAACTTTATCTAGTTACCAAGATTGATGAAGATAACTATCTATTGCAACTTGGAAAACATGCCTCTATAAAATGCTCAGAAGATACTGGAAGTGGCTTTCAAGATTCAAAAATAGATGATTATCCATATATACATATATTTATAAACACCAAAGAACAAATATTACTTTTTGAAAAGAAAACTAAGGCGTTTAGAGATTTCACCTCTTCATCAAAAGCATTTAGCATATACATATCTGACCGAATAGAAGATTCTGGTTATGAATTTAAATGTGAAGAGATTAATTCTCCTAATAGCTTTTGGACTCTAATTGATAATTCAACATCTATTAATTCACTAACCTTGACTTTATATTCTCCTAATCTATTTGATGGGATTACTCCTGCAGAGGAAGCTGCTCGCGATCTTGAAAATGCAACTAATTCCACTGAGAATATATTGACATTCAAAAATAAACATGGGAAACTTAAACTAGCAAAGGAAAAATTAAAAACCTTTATACAATACATTTCTAGCGGTGGTGGTTCTTGGTGCGTAAATGCTATTGTACCTAATAAAAATTCAAAAACTTTTTCAAGCAAAAATGAAATTAAAACTTTGAACTTACCTGAAGATATTTCAAATAGATCAGCTAAATCACTAAGTACATATATTTCTAAAACTATTGAGTCAATAAACAATAAGCCTGGAGATGATAATTTAGATGGCTAGAAAATTTAGAATAATTAAGAAATCCTCAATAATATTTTTAGTCGATTTTTTTTTATTAATAATATTATGCATTACTAAAGTGAATCTATCTGAAATAAAAATTCTTCAAGATGATTTTCTTATTACATTTATTATATCAGTCATTGGAATATTTCTAACAATTATAGCATTAATGTATGCATTAATAGATAAAATTTCTTTAATTTTTTCTGATGCCAATATTGCTGACTCGATAAAAAAAATTTATAAATCATTTGACGAAATGAAAGACAATACTATATTAATATTCTATTTAATGATACTTATATTTTTTATAGGATTTCTTAATAATATTGATTTTCCATATATTCACTTGCCTGCTGGCTATAATAAAACCTCTATACTTACTAACATTAAATTAACAATATTATTGCTAATTTTATTTGCAATACATGATACTATAAAAACATTTTTTGTAATCCTTAATATTTCAAGGTACAAAAATAGTATAAAATAGAAGAATTCATACGTTTCTTTACATTGTATGAATTCTTTCATAAAAACTATATTTGTAATTTTTTTATTTCTCACAATACTTTTTATTAAGTTAATAAACGTTTTATTTTAACAGTTTATCCTATATTATCAATTGTATCTATTGTTTTATGCACTAACATATTTTGCAAATATTCTTTTAAACACTTTGGTACCTCTGCATATTGAGAAAGTAAACTTACAACATTACTTTTCCCTATAGAAAAACTTGCCTTTCTCTTTTTATAAAATATACCCTTATTTTTTGCCTTATCGCTAGTTAATATAGTTATAATTTCAAATAGAAACTCAAGAAAATATTTACCTCTAAAATTCTTTACTGGATCTTTAAGCAATCTAATTTTTTCATTTTCGAACTCTAATTCAGTAATTTCAATGTAATTTGAAGTCATAGATTTTAAATAATCAATTGTAATTGGAAACTGCAAATCTTTTAATTCTTTTAGTCGCTTCAAATCTGGAAAGCCTGTAACATCATTGCAATATTTAGCTTTATTTTCTTGTAATGAATACCATACGTTTAATAATGTTACTCTTTTAATAAAGTTTTCTCGTTGTTCTTTATAAAAATTAATTCCTCTCTGAAAATCATTTTTATCTATCTCTTTACTATTCTCATTTATTTTAAATTCTCCTATAAAAAAATTTTCTATAAACCTATCTGTAATATAAAAATTTTCTATTGCATAGCATGGAGTTGTATAAATTTCTTCATTTTGCACAATATTTTTATCAAAATCCTTATCTATAAAAAAAAGTTTTTTATCTCCAATATCTTTAGTTCTATCTTTAATCATTCCATATATTGTGAGAACATTATCTTTACCATCACAATTAAATATTTTAATTTTTTCTCTATCTTCAAGATACATATTAACCTTAGAACAATAATATTGGTAATCATCACCTTCAAAAAAACAGTAAACATTCTCATCATTACTTTTTCTGCCCAAAGTATATCCAATAAAAATTGATTCTAATTCCTCTGATTCCTCATCCATAGTTTTTAGTAAATTTTTTTCACTCATTTATTTCCAACCTCCTTAGTAGAATCCAATTCTTTAGTAAATGTTCTAAATTGATTTTTAAATATAAATGGTGAATGAGTTGTTGCAATCAGAAGATTTATTTTATTAGAGGCATATATATCTTCTAATAGGCTTTTTTGCCATATAATAGATAATGATAATTCTGGTTCATCAATTATAAAAATACTTGGTTTTGTTGTTGTGAGATATAATTTTGCAAATAATGATAATATTTGTTTTTCCCCCGATGATAATTGTTCTAAAAAAATTTCTTCTTTTGTTTCATCATCACTTATTATTACTTTTACTCTTACTTCATCATAAATCATGCTTTTATTTACTAAATATTTATTACATACATCTTTATAATTTTTTATTTTTTCGTCAATTGGTTTTTGAGCTTCGTAAATATTAATTAATTTAAAAATATAATATTGTAAAAATTCACTATTCTCTACTTCCGATGTATTATCGATAAAATTTCTAAGCTTGTCTAGCTCTTTTATTTTATCTTCTCCTATTCTTCCAATTATTATATTAATTTTATCTTTATCTATTTGATTTTTTTGAGTTACATTTAACTTAACCTTATTGCTTAATAAATCATTTAGCACTTCTGCATTCATTTTAGTATAATAATCATTGGCATCTTCTCTTAATTTTTCTGTCAATTGCTCAATAATATTTTTTACATCAGATATACCAAAATTTAATGTACTATTATTCAGTTTATATCTCAATTCATTCTTTTCTTTTTCAGACAATTCAATAACTTTATCTAAATCTTCCTCTATTCTTCTATATGTAGGAAAATCGATTATTTCCTCTTGCTTTTTTATTTTTTCTGATATTTCATTCACAAGATTAATTATTTTATTGCTGTGACAACTTTTTCTTAATTTATAATGCAGTTGACTTGATGGATATTTTTCATCATCAATTTCAGAAAACAAACTAATCTGATTGTTTTCTCTACGAATGTAATTTTTTCCTGAATATTTGTAAATCAAATTTTCAATCTCATATGCGTCAATGTTTTCATCATTCATAATTTTATATGTTAAGTACTCATATTTACTATACGGTATTCTATCTTTAATTTTTCTTAATAAATAAACTATCTCTTTCTTATAAAAAGATGAATCAATTAAATCTTTTCTATTAATTATATTAATAACATCATTAACTTGAATTTCTATGGATTCAAAAGGCAATTTTACCAATTTCTTAACATTCCCATTTAATAATGCTATAATTATATTTAAAATAGTAGTTTTTCCAGATCCATTCTCAGCTATTAATATATTAATATCATCTTTAAAATCAAACTTATAATTGTACCCTTCTTTATTGAATAATTTGTTTATTTTAATTGACTTTAATGAGCTTTTATTTTCATGTGATTTAATATTTTGATTAAATAAATCCTGTTTTTTTATTATTTCACTAATATCATTCTCTTCTACTCTTGACATGTGATTCTTAACACTTATATTATTCTCCCATAATATATCTATCATTTGTTTATTTGTTACCCCTAGCATACTTGCTAATTCATATACTCTTCTTTCCACCTCTTAATTCCCTCCTCAAATTTATGCCTATTCCTTATATGTATTCATTGATAAATTATACATATATGACTTATTATATCATATTATGTAAATATATAACTGATTCATCCTGAAACAAGATTTCATTGAACATACGTTCTTATTGTATTATAATAATATCATTAATACTGATAATGGTGGTGGTAGACTAATGAAAAAATTAAACGAAATTTTTTGTATTATTGAGAAAGAAAAAATATACCTTGAGGAAAGAAATCTTAATCAGTATTCATTTAATGGAATTTATTTTAAAGCTCCAGATCTTCCTCCAGTTATAATTGTAGAAAAATCTATTATTAATGATAGATGTAAATATTTATCTATCCTCGCTGAAGAGTTAGGACATCACTTTACTAGTTTAGGTAATTTAACTATTCAATCTAAAAATTATTCTGAAAAACTTATGAAGAATAAACAGGAGCATAGAGCTAAATCATGGGCTGCTAATTTTCTTGTAAGTGATGATGAATTCCTACAAGCATTATGTAATTGCATATCTACTCCTTGTGAGATATGTGATTTTTTTAATATAACTAATGAAATGTTACAATATAAGATTCATTCTATAGTTGTTGATGAAAATAGATATAATCATATAAGATCTGCATTAAAGAGAAAGGAAGTCCCATATAATAGTTGTGAAATATAGTATTTTTCCTACTACTTTTTAATAAATATATGTAGCTATACTCAATTAACTTAACTTATTTATAAAACTACAATCAATGTATAACACTTTGGAGGTATACTATGAAAGCAGCTATTTATTCTAGAAAATCAAAATTTACTGGTAAAGGTGAAAGTGTAGAGAACCAAATAGAGCTATGTAAGTCTTATGCTAAAAATAACGGCTATGATGATATTTATATATATGAAGATGAAGGCTTTTCAGGTGGTAATATAAACAGACCTGAATTTAAATCTATGATGAAAGATGCTGCAGCTAAAAAGTTTGATGCAATTATTTGTTATAGGCTTGATAGAATTAGCAGAAATGTCTCTGACTTCTCTACTTTAATTGATGAATTAAAAGTTCTTGGCATTGATTTTATTTCAATACGTGAACAGTTTGACACTTCTAGTCCTATGGGTACTGCTATGATGTTTATTAGCAGCGTATTTGCTCAATTGGAGCGTGAGACCATAGCTGAACGTATCAAAGATAATATGTATGAACTTGCTAAAACTGGTCGTTGGCTTGGTGGCACTCCCCCTTTTGGTTTTTCTTCTGAACCTATATATTATTTAGATAATAATTCTAAGCAAAAAAAGATGATGAAATTATCTCCTATTAATGAAGAAATTTCTCTAGTGAAACTTTTCTTTGAGCAATATTTAACTCTTGGAAGCCTTGGAAAGCTTCAAAAGTATCTTATACAAAATGATATTAAAACTAAAAGAAATTCTGCTTGGGATATAAAAGCCCTGCAGCTCTTACTTAGAAATCCTGTTTATGTTCAATCTTCCGAACTTGTTATAAGCTATCTTTCAATCAAAGGTGCTACTGTATTTGGTGATCCAAATGGTAATGGCATATTAAGCTATAACAAAAAAGATTCTAAGGATAAATATAAAGATATTAGTGAATGGATCCTTTCTGTTTCAAAACATGAAGGTGTAATTGATGATAATTTATGGATTAAAGTTCAAAGACAATTAGATAAGAATAAAGATCTTGCACCTAGACTTGTTAATGGTAGCGAATATGGTGTATTCAATTCAGTACTTCATTGCGCTAAGTGTGGTGGAAAGATGATTCAAAAACAAGGGCATGTCTCTAGAAAGACTGGGGAAATTCTTCGTTATTATATATGTATAAATAAAATTAACCCGAGTGATAATACTTGTGATTCGAAAAACATAAGACTTGATAAATTAGAAAAGAGCGTTATGAAAGAACTTTTTAAGGCTACAGATAATAAAGGCTCTCTTATTAAAGCCATTGAAGAATATAAAAAATCTTTAGAATCTGAAGCTGTAGATAAAAGCAGTATTAAATCATATGAAAAGCAGATATCTCAAAAGGAGCTTCAGGTAAAAAACTTAATTGATAAGCTTTCTTTAAATCCTAACATATATGATTTGCTTTCTTCTAGAATTGAAGAATTAAATAAAGAGATTAAAGAATTGAAATTTAAAAAGTTTGAATTAGAAAATACTAATAGTAATTTAAAAGCAGCTATTAAAGAAATTAATGCTTCTACTTCTATGCTTTTAAATTTTAAAAAGCTATGGGAAAATGCTGATTATTCTATGAGAAAGCTTCTTATAAATTCTTTTGTTGATTATATTTCTTATAACTCAGATACTCAGGAAGTAGTCATAAAGCCATTTTGCACTAATAAAAAAAAAGGCGCTCTTTAA